ATCAATTGAAACAAGTGCTTATGTTCCAACTTACAAAATTAAACCTGAATTCAAACAAGCTGTATTACAATCTATTGGCGATAGACCATTTAATGAAATCAGCGCATTAATTAATGCTATTAATGTTCCAGTATTAGACCATAATACTTTAACACAGGTTATCAATGCTATAGGTGCATTTCCATACGTTAAAGTAGAAAAATTATTGTCTTCAATAAATTCATATATCGAACAAGTAGTAGAGGAATAATTCTCTACTACTTTATTTTTAAATGATATATAAAAACTCAAACTATACAAATTACACAAATAATTCATTTTATGGTAAAAAAATCTAATTCAGTTCAAACTATTGCATTAAATTTTATAGAAAAAAAAGATAACAAAACTTTCACAGAATTAATAAATCGAATAAAACCCGGACTAACCTCATTTGTGTACAAATATATACAAGATAGAGATATTATCAATGAAGTTATTTCTCAAACTTTTATTTCAGCTTGGGAAAAGATTGATCAGTATGACACAAAATATAATTTCTCAACTTGGATATATGCAATTGCTAAAAATGAAGCATTGGGTCAAATTAGAATTAAAAATAAAAACGTATCTCATGATATGTTATCAAATAATAATTCAAAAGCTTTAACTAAAAGTTCACCTATATTTAATCCAGAAATTGAAGTTATTGGCCCATCAGGAGAAGAATTAATACAACGATTATATGATGTGTCTCTAAACGCAATTAAAAATTTAAAAGAACCATATAAAACAGTTATATTTGAAAGAGAAGTTAATAAAAAACAACTTCATATTATAGCCAATGAATTAGGGTGGAATACTTCTACAGTTAAAACTAGATTAAGAAAAGCAAGAAAAGATATTGCTGATGATATTTCAAAAAGATATCCAGATTTAGTAGAAGCTTATATCGAAATAGAATAATAATATTATGGGAATATTTAAACCATCAACTTGGGGTATCTTCAAAGTATATAGAGATATAGATAATTATAGAGATTTTATTCGCGTAATTAAACAAGAAAAAGCAAATAAAAAATCTAAATTTAATCAATGGCAACTAAATCATAATAGTTTCTATGCGATTTATTTTACTATGTCTATTACAGAAGAAGAATCTCAATTACCTGAAAATATCAAGCGATTACGTTTAATTGAATCTTTGGGTGGATTGCATAGATATCTTGATGAAGAATTAGGGTTTGCTGGTAGTTTATCTCCAGAATTTAATCAATTTTATGATGAAAATAATAATCCAACATTAACATATTTAATTGTTTATAGATTTGTTTTTGAGAAATTATCTTTTTATTGGATAATTAAATTTTTATTAATTGTATCTGGTTTAACTTATTTATTTTTTAACCAACATATAATAACAAATTCTATACAATGGATAGCAAATTTGATATAAGAAACATTAAATGGACCATTGGGTGGAAAGGATTACCTGAAGCATACCACAAATTAAACATTCCATCTGTTACAAAAATAATAAGTGAAATGATCCCTGACCCTGAAATGGAAGATTGGGCTAGAAAAATTGGTGAAGAAAAAGCCAAGTTTATTCTTACCCAGGCAGGTTATAGGGGCACCGCTATGCATACGTTTATAGAGCAGTTTATAAAAACCTTATCTAGAACTAAAGATGCATCAGAGGCCCTTAAATTCACTCAATTAGAAAGTCCGATAATTTTAGAAAAAGAAGGTATTCCGGGTAATAAAATTGATGAGGGTAGAGAATTATTTTATAAATTTTATTATTCCGAATTCCCAATTAATTATCAAGATTTAATTGGGATGGAATTAGGTATATATTCACCTACTATATTTTATAGAGGATTACTTGATATTTTTTATAAAGATAGAGTTTTTGGTCCAGCTGTTACAGATTTTAAAACCATGAATGATTATATTAAAAAAGGATCGGTTAAAGAATTAAAATATAAATTCCAATTAGGAGGATATGCAGCAGCTTTAGATGAAATGTATAAAGATAAAGGAATAATTATAAAACGTTCATCTATATTATGTGTAAGCACTAAATCTGAAATTTTACAAGAAATTGTATGTGAAGGAAAGGAATTAGATGAATATAAAGAAAAATTCAAAACTTTAGTTAAAGAATGGCATATTAAAAATAATCAAAAATATTTAGTATTATAAAAATAAATTATAAAATGGCAGAAATAGAAGTTAAAAATATTAAAGAAGCTCATGCAAAATTAGATGAATTATTAAAAATAGATCCATCTACTAATAAACCATCAGAAGAAGAAATTGAAGTAGCACATAAAGAATTTGAAGCTGCAGCACAAAAATTTTCATCTACAAATTTTGAATTAGGCGAAGAAAAAGAATTTTCTGAATTATCAGAATTTGTGTTAACATTTTTAGAAAAATTTGTTTATTGGACTAAAAATGGCTGGATGGGAGTTCTAAAATTACATGATGAAGTATCAGAAACAAGAGAAAAATGGCAATCTGGCCCATTCACTGTAGGATATCAGGCGTTAGAATTTTTATTTTATGTATTAACTAATCCAGGTGGTAATGGTATAGAATCAGCAAGAGAAATTGAAAAATATGCAGATATATATGCTAAAATGATTGAATACGCCGGAAAAACTTTAGAAACCGCAAGAGCTGAATTAAGAGAAGTTCAATGGTTGGAAGAAAAACGTAACGCTATGTTACAAGGTTTTTATCTAGAAAGACAAGATGGAGTGGAAATATCTAAAGAAGATGAAGAAATATCCGAAGGCGTAGAATAATAATTATAAGAAAATTTATAGGAAACTAAAAAAGACCCAAAACTTGGGTCTTTTTTTTCTTATAATATATAAATGTGCAAGTTAAATATATAATTCAAAATAACATATTAAAATGAATGTTCAAGATTTTCTAAAAAAGAATATAAGATATGTATTAATATTATTCATAGCTTTATTTCTATTAAAATCATTTCAAAGTTGTAATAGAAATATGACAATTAAAAAGCTAAACAAAGAAATAGTATATCTAAATGATTCTTTGACAAATACATTAAGTCAAACTAGAGGTGATTTACTGAAAAAAATTCAAATCGCTAATGATTCTATAAAAGAATTAAATTATGAAGTAAAATTAGCTAAAACAAAAGAAGCGTATGCTAATGATAGAGCCAATGCTGTTCAATCTACCGCTTCTAAAATTAGAGAAAATACTACTATTAAAATAGAAAATAATTCGTATAAAGATTCAATTTCGATAAAAAATAAATAATAACGATTATGGCAGGATTAAAAGATAGTAAAAAACTTTATTGGGGTTTAATTGTAACGTTTTTTATATTATATGCTTGTGTAGGTTTTGTTTCCACTTTGCATTCAATAACATTTTTTGAATTAGCTAATACGATGTGGTTAGCAGTTCTTTTAGGTATTACATATGAAGTTGGCCAGGCAACTGTTCTTTTTTCTATTTTAATGTCGAAAAACAGACAAAACCTTTTACCTTGGTCATTAATGATTTTATTAACAGCTTTACAAGTTACTGCAAACGTTTATGCATCATTTAAATTTATGGATAGTTCAGGATCAATGGATTGGCAATATTGGCAACGATCAATATTATTTTGGTTGGAAGCAGATGGACCTGAAATGTTTAAAGTGATTATATCTTGGATATCAGGGGCATTATTACCAGTCGTTGCATTAGGTATGACTGCATTAGTTGCAGAAAATCTTAAACATAAAGATGAAGAAGCGGAAGAAGCTAAGCAACATATAATTGAATCTAAAAAAGAAGAGAAACTTGAAATTCCAGGAGCTACAAAAGAACCTACTGTAATTATAAATGATATAGCATATAATGAAGATCATTTAGAAAAAATTAAAAATGAATTTAAAAAAACAGATTTTGAAACAATAAAACCTCAATTTATTGTTGATATACCTAATCAAGTTTCTGAAGGATCCGGAGGTGACACAGGTGAGTTGGATGGATATCTATTAGATAATAAATTAAAAGCAGAAGAAAAAGAATTAAAAGATTCGGCGTTAAAATTTCAAGAAAAAGAAAAACTTGAGAAACAACTCGAAAAAGAATCTAAATTAATTTATGCAGACGATTTAAATCTTATTCCAATTGATTCTTCTAATCGTTCAGATAAATCAAATATTGAAATAAAAAGTAATGATATATTTGAAAAACCTTCAGACAAATCTATTAATATAAAATTAAATGGAGAAGATATATCAGAACTAATTGATTTATATAGTGAAAAAATGATAAATGAACCATATAAAGAAGGGGATAAAACCTCGAATAGAACTGAAAAATTTGAAAAAATCCCAATTAATAATAAAAGAGGATGGCATCTAAAGAAACAATTTATAGATACTAATGGAGATATTTATCAATATGGAGAATTTCAACCAAATATAACCATAGTTCCTCCTGAAACAGTTATAAGAGAAGAAGACTTAAAAAAAGCATAGGGGCGGAGGAAAAACAAGAGGATATTGCTCCTGCCCCTACTAAAAAAAGAAAAAAACGATACACTAATCCTCTAACAAAAAAGGATAAAAAACCTGAAGTTATAAAAAATTTAGATGATATACATAAATTATCTAAAAGCGACGAATTAATTAAGAGCCTCAAGATTAAAGATGTTTCAAAAGATGAGGAAACTATTATACAACCAATTATAATTGAAGAAACTTCACCAGATGAATCTATAGTGACTGTAGTAAAAGAAGATTATATTGCTGAAAAAATTGAAGGCGTAGAAGTTGTAGATGTAAAAGCTATTGAAAAAAATAAAAAACAAAAAATAGAATTAGATAAATTTGGAATTCCAATACAAAAAGGAGAATATCGTAATTTTGATAAAATATAAAGAGGCTTAAGCCTCTTTTATAGTAAATAAATATATCAATAATTTAAAGTACCAAGTTATTAAATTTATCATAATTTTTATTAATAATAATGACATAATTATAGCCATAGGAAATTACCGCTTTTTCTTTAGCTGCAATAATTAATTTATCTCTTTTATATAAATATGAATTCTTTATTTCTATAATAAGATTTAATGATGGTATATAAAAATCTGAATGGTATATTTTATTTTTAGACTTATATTTATATTTGATAGATGGACCATTTTGTAAATCAGGTATTTTATCATAATAGATTTGTAAAAAATCTAATTCATATGAACCTCTATAATATATATCTGTTTCTTTATATTTTTTAAGTTTTAATGCAGATATTTGTTGTTTATTGTGTATTTCTTTATCTTGTAAAGGCTGCTCCACTCCATATTTTTCTATCATCCCTTGTTTAATTTTTTCTCTTTTCTTTAAATATGAAGTAACACCATGATTTTGAATCATAGTTTTTTTAATTTTTTCTTTTATTTGATTATTACTTGCTGCGTTTTCATATCCATATTTATTTAAATTAGTTATTTTTACTTTTAATTTAACATTATTATTTCCTAATGGATTTTCACACCCATATTTATCTATATTAGTTTCAATTATTTTATTTCTTATTTCTTTATTTTTAAGTGGATTAATAAACCCATATTTTTCTAAACATGTTTTTTCTTGTTTTTCTTTTATTTCTTTTACGTACACAGATGCATGAGTTTTATATTTTTTTATCATACCATTTTTTAAATTAACAGATTTAAATTTATGTAAACATCTAATATCATCACAAACATTATTATAACCATAGGCCAGATTTCTAAATTTTGCATAGTTACCACAAATTTTACATATTCCTTCATTTTCTTTTTTCTCCCATTTATCATAATATAATTGTATATTATTATGAAAAATATTTATATGCTTAGATAAATCACATAATCGAGAAAATCCCTTTTTACATTCTTTACATTCTATCATGAATATATATTTAAATTAGTTGTTTTTATATATATTTTAAAATAAGATGAAAATAATTAAAAAAAATCACCAAATATAATACTAGATTATGACAGATGTTTTTCAAAATCCTTCTAATGATTACGTTAACCCAGGGTTAGCACCTTGTTCTAATATTAGTGATACTTACATATTTCAATTTTTACCAAAAAAGAATGTTGGTATAGTTAGTGGCAGTAAAACAGTAATGGATATGAGTTTATCTGATATCTTGGTACCTGTGACCGAATGGCAAGAAAAGAAACAAACATTGGAAAGTGGAGAAGTTATATATGTTCCAGGTTTAACTAAAGGATTATTGAACAAGACATCTTTTTTTAATATTCCAAATTTTGGATATTCTAACCAACAATTTTTTATGTGGGTAGATTTATCAATAAATTATTATAACAATTTTAAAAATTATACTAAAAGTATTGATGCAAGCGCTAATTATTCATTAAACATAGATATAGATGATGCACTAAATTTAGCATTTAATAATCAATCAATTCCTGTTTCATCAATATATGATCCAAGTAGTTTTTCTTTTGTTGGAAATAATGTAGGATTTGATTTTTCAATATCAAATGTTGTATTAAATATAATAGACGCTTCATTAAATGTAAATTCGCCATTTCCTTCTATTGTAATTGATGGTGAAAGAATTCAACAAACATATGAATTATCTGAAAATAAAGAATTACAAATACCTGCAGTAAAATATCCTAATGGCGCAATGCAAGGATATTTAATGAAAGCATCTTATCCTACAACTGCCGGAGAAAGTGATAAATGGCTCTATATGAATAATGTAGTTAGTCCTTATTATAATTATGAGGCTCAAACTATTATAAATCAAATTTATGATGTTCATAGATATACAGATACATATTTTGATCCATCTACTAAATTTTTAAATTTAATATTTGATTTGTCATGTTACTTAGTAGATATTTCTATTAATGATATAGTTATTAATATCTTAGATGCAACATCATTTGATCCATCATTAAATGATACAAATTTAACAACAGTGGATTTAACAAGTTACTATATTAATACATGTATAGTAACAGATTCATCTGTTTCGTTATCATTTATAAATAATTCTTATTTTAATAATAATTATATTGTCATAGATTCATCTCTTTTAAATTCGGATTTAAATATTACACCATTAAGTAATTCAATTATGCAAGGTGGAACATTTAATGATTCTACAATTATAAATAGCACATTAGATTTAGTAAATACTTCTTTGGCTGTTGTATCTGATTCCTCTATAATAAATGGAAATATGGTTGATTCATCTATTATAACAACATATACTCAAAAGGGTGAAATTATAAATTCATCAATATATGAATCTATTATAAATGATACAAGTATTTATACTTCTGAAATCTTAGATTCTTTATTAATTGGGAAAATAGATTTAGTTACTAGTAATTATTCAATAGTGAGTGACTCATCAATAAGAGTTACATTTATCCAAAATCCACTTTTAGATCCAAGTGGTAATATTATGTTAGATCCAAGTGGTAATATCATATATGGCGATCCTTCAATTGGAAGCTCTTCAGTAAACTATTATAATATTTCAAATTCAATTATAGAACAATCTGATATTTATAAATCATTATTATCTAATGATAAAATTTATAATAGTTTTATTCAAGAAACAAGTATTAATGTTTCTTCTATATTTAATTCCTCATTAGCATGTATTAAGATAAAAGATTCAAGTATATTTAATTCATTAGGTGTTAACACAAATGTTAAAAATACAGAAATAGCAAATTCAGAATTTAAAGTATCTATATTTAATAGTTTAAATATCTTAGATTCTTCTATTGAAAATTCACATTTTAATTATATTGAGTTAGTTCCTGGATTGATAATAGAAGATACATCTTCTAATAGAACAACTGTTTCTAATTCAACAATAATAGATGCATCAATATATAATACTACTTTAATAGATTGTTCAGTTTATACATCAAGAACTATTGATTCTTCACTTATAAATTGTACATTGTATAATGTAGATAGTGATGTTAGTTGTTATATTGAAAATTGTAAAAATATTTATATGAATGCATCATTTGATTGTTCAGTTTCATGGTCAGAAGATACATCAATATATTATAATAAATTTTTAAGTAAAATAGATGTTGGAATGAGTTCATCATCCAATAATACTGAAATATTAAGTGCAGGTGAATATTTAGATTATATTAATTCTAATAACTTATGGGACAAATTTGGTGTATTAACTGCTAAAATTTCTTCTATTGATCCAATAGAATCTAATATTAAAAACTTAGTTGGGGGATTTTATGTATTTAATCCTCATGCATTTCCTGTTCAAATTCACTATACATTAATAAATTAATAAAAATATAAATGAGAGCAAAATTTGTAAATGAAAGTATAAAATCATTTTTTAGTGATTGGATGAAATCGCCAACTGATGATGTAGCAGAAGAATGGGCGAAACAATATATTGAAGTTCAAAATTCGAAAAAGCGATATAATGATCCTTATTTATTATATGATATAATAAATAAAAAAGTAAATGAGTTTTTTGAAAATAAAGAAATAAAAAATAAGAGATTTTTGAAAAACTTGCCACAACTTAGAGAAAATATAACACAAAATATTTTAAATACTATATGGCAACATTATGATTATCCTCCTACTAAAGAACAATTAAATTTAGAAATAAATTATAAACTAAATCAATATTAAATATGAAAGCAAAATTAGTAAAAGAAACATTATATGAATATGGAGGAGCGGGGTTTGCTTACGGGGGAGGATCTTCTATATTTCCATCAAATAGAGGCGGGCAAAGTAATAGAGGTGGATTTGGCGGTGCAGCTAATTTAGGTGGACCTAATATGATGTATACTTATGAAATTAAACCTCTTAATAAAACTTTACAACCTGAAATTTATGGTGAAGAAGGAATAGAAAATATTCATATTGGATCCGATATATCTGGATATGAAATGAATAAGAAAGATGGAAAATTGCATGTTGGTACAGTTATGAGTGTAGTTAAATCTGATAATGGTTCATTGAATTATTATATAATTTTAGATCCAAACACCTCAATTAAAATGAAGATTGATCCAACAACTGCATTACTTATAAGTAAATTAGATGGTGTAGATCCAATTCAAGGTGATCAATTATTAAATAAAGAAGATTCAGAATTATTAAAAGGTGAAATAATGGGAAGTTCAAATAAAGATAAAACATTGAAAGCAAAACTAGTAAAAGAGAGTTTAAATAATCAGAATATTAAAGATGACGCAAATAATCTTCTGGTAGATTTAATTAATAAAAACATAATAACATCTGGATATTTGACTTCAACTGGATATTCGGCCTTAGGAAAAAATAAATTATTTGTTAAAACAAATGGACTAAGTTTTAAAGAATTTGATGAATTGATTGGCAAAAATTATAAAAATACCAATACTTCGACATCATTTTCATCAAATATATTTTTTTATAAAAATTTATATTTTTTCTTTTATCCACATAATGAAAATTTAAGAGAAGAAGATGGAAAATTTTGGATAGTCATACGTAGAAATAAATTAAAATGAAAAAGAGAATCCTCAGAGGATTCTCTTTTTTATTTTTTATAACCATGGGACATCAAATTTATGAATCCTTGTTTCTAATTTATTTACATGTACAGAGTTTTCTGGAACATTAAATAACATAATAGCATCATCTCCTTCTTTCCAATTTTCCCAACGTTTTACTGCTTCATCTATTAGTTCATCTTTAAAATGATTTTTAGCACTCCAGTTAACTAATTTTTTACGAATATCTTTTCTAATCCACGCAGCATGACCCATTCTAAGCTCTTCATCTTCAAATAGGTATGTTCCTAAGTTAGATGGATTATTGATGCGTCTAGTAGGATCTGTGGGACCCGGAGCCGGTCCATTATAAGTATACCTAAAGAATGTAGAATGTATAAAAGGTACAAACGGTCTAAATGGATAAACTAAATAATGATCAAAATCTCTATAATAATTTACATAAGAACAATATGTAATGCTATAACCTTTTTTATTGATTAATTCTTTTGCTGCCCTAAATTGTTCTGCGTCGTAAAATTCATCTGCATCTGATGATATAACATGCGAACACCCATCGTTTTTAGCATAATCAATTCCCCAGTTTCGTTTTTCACATTCTTGTTCTCTTGAATATTTGGAAAAATCAGGTTTGAATTCTAATAAATTATCAGCTAATCCAATTTCCTTTAATCGAATTAACTCATCCATATCTTCTTTAGCTATTGGATTTTTCCAATAGGATTTTTCCTGCCAAATTAAATTAACTACATCTACTTGGTCACGTATTTCAGTTAAAAGAGGTTCTAATAATTCTGAAGCATCAAATGCGTTCACGTTTAATGCTAACTTCTTAATTGCCATATAATTATAAAATTTATTTTGTTAATTTTTCTTTTTCTCTTCTTTTTTGTTGAGCTATTTTAATATTCAGTTTTGCTTCTTCAGATCTAGGTTTTTTCATTTTATATTTAGTTTCTTCTAAATGGGTTTTTCCAAACATTCCATTTTTATTTCCAGATATTTTATCCCCTTTTCCAAACATTGGATTATTTTTACCTGATGTTGATAATGATATTTTATCTTTATATATTGTAGCTTTTTCTAATCCTATGTTTTCACCATATATTTTCACCATTTGATCTATATATGATAATCCCTTTTTATTATTAGAATTATAAAATGATAATGCTTTATTAATTTTTCCTTTATGTGCTAAACCTATTTTCTTTTTAGTTTCTTCATTTAAAAATGAATTAGAAATTCCATATCCTCCTTTAGGACTTATATTATATCCATTAGGAGATAATGTATTATATTTATTAATTATTAAAAATTGAGCATTAAATGCATCTTGTTTATTATCGAAAAATTCTAAAATTTCTTTTTTGAAATTTTCTTTGCCATATTTTTTAATAGCATTTTTAAAATACGTCCCACTACCTATATAACCATCATCTAAATTATTAGTAGAATGATCACCTACATATTGAATTCCATTAATTAGATTAGTAGTAATATACACATAATTATATTTCATAATTTTTATATGTATTATTACTTTAATAGTTTTATAAATCATCCATTGTTAGTGGTTTTTTATTATTAATTATTAAATCTGATTTAAATGCACCATTTTCACTTAGCATAATGTCATAAGATATTAATTGATAATCTTCTGCGCTAATTACTCCAGACGCATCTATTATTCCAAATGCTCTAGAAGCAACAGAAAGAGGAATATCATGTCTTAATAATTCTTGAAGAACTTTTCCTTTTGGTGTATCTAATACTTTAATAGTTCCATATAATGCTTTTTGATCTTCATCTAAATAAATTTCTAATATTTCATGAGAAATATTATTAAAAGAAATGGCATTTGCCATATCGTAATTTGGATTTAATTCTCCGTACATTGGATGTTCTAATTCTCCAAATTGATTAACCATTTGTTCACAAACTTCTTTAGTATAAACCCTACCATTTTTGTTTGGTTTATCGTATTGGAAAAAAGAACCTGTTAATATTATTGGTTTTTCTTCTTTTTCTTTTTTATTTAAAATGTGTAATTGTACTTTCATAATTATACGTATTTAAAGTTAATATATTTTTTATTATGTGAATGTATTCTATGCCAAATAGTTGTAGGTTTTATACCTGTAGCTTTAAAAGCAGCATTAAGGCCAGAGTATATTTGTCCATCAATAAAAATTTTTTTTGTGTTAACAGGTTTAATCCCTTTTAATTTTTTACTTATTATTTTCTTAGTTTCATCAGTGTGTCGCTTTCCGTAAAATGGATTTTTCTCTCCTACTCTAGCTTTAGCTAAATTAGATAATTTTTTATTAGCTTTATCTGCTGTTTCTTTACCCCATAATTCTTCATTTGTTTTTCCTGTTCTTAATATTGAATATATTTTTCCATTTTTCTTTTGTTTAATACTCATATTTTGCTTAGCTTTGGTAGAATGTTTTTTACCATACATTGGATTACTTTCTCCTGAACCCATAAAACCTGTTCCACCTGCATAACATGCATTTATAAATGTTTCATCATTTAATACATTATATGTTTTTTGATACATTTTTTCTTTTTGTAATAAACTTTTTTGATCAATATCATCAAATTCTTCTAATATATTTAATGTAAATGTTTCTTTATGTTTAGAAAAATTTTCTGCCCATTGTTGTTGCAATTTATATTTTTTATGTTTTTCATATTTACAACAAGGAGTCCCCCAATATGTATCATCACCTCGCCAATTTTTCTTAGAACCTAAATATTTTAAGCCTGATATTGAATCTTCTATTAAATATATAATATCCATAATAATCGTTTTTAATATATATCTAGGACTTGCTTTTAATTTTATATAGCTATTGGAACATTTGTAAAGTTTGTATGTGGAGTATAATCTTGTATATGGAAATGTTCTGGTTTATAACTCCAAATATCATCTTGTTTATCTATAATTAATTTAGGTTCATTTCCTTTAGAAGTTCTATTTAATTGTTCATAAATAAAAGGAAAGTGATTTTCATATATGTGAGTATCGCCTAAATTCATTATTAAATCACCTGGTATCATATCAACTTGTTGAGCTACTAACATTAATAATATTGCGTATGACGCAATATTAAAGGGTAAGCCTAAAAAAGTATCTACTGATCTTTGATTTTCGATAATATGAAGTCTTCTTTTATCTTCACCAGGTCTTTGATTTGTATAAAATTGAAATGACCAATGGCATGGTGGTAATGCCATATCTTTAATTTGTTCAGGATGCCAAGCAGTTACAATCATTCGTCTATCATCTGGATCAGACTTAAGTTTATCTATAACATTCTGAATTTGATTTAATGATTTTTTAACAAGTGCAGGTTGGCCTGATATATTTCCCATTTCTTCATAATAAGTCCAATTAACCCATTGATTACCATAAATAGGTCCCATATCACCATCAAATTTAGGATTAGGACCATTCCATTCATCCCAAATACTTACTCCATAATGATCTTTTAAACGATTTTTATCAGTAGATCCTTCTAAAAACCATAACAATTCTCCGATAATTGATTTAAGATGAACTTTTTTTGTAGTCAATAATGGAAATTTATTACTAACATCAGAAAATACAACTTGTGGCCCGAATATAGAAATGGTTTTAGTACCAGTTCTATTTTGTTTCCATAAACCATTTTTTAAAATATCAATAAGTAAATTTTCGTATTCACAATCTGTATCATTCATATTTTTTAACCAGAAATCTGAACCTTCTACATCAATTGGAAATTTTTCATTTGTCCATACATTCGACAGCATATTTAATAAATTTTAAGTTTATTTTTATATGTTTATTTGGTTATAAAGATTTATTTATTTCATAGATAACACTCCTGATTTATCAGTTTGGAAATCAAAACTAAATTGAGCATTTCTGAATGCGCCAGATACTTGCTGTCCAATATTTTGATTAGCAATAACAGACATTAAAGATTCAATATTTTTATTAGAAAGCTGTAATTCTTTTACTAATTTATCTATATCAACTGAATTTTTATTAGATGATTTTTCATTACCACTACTTGTATTATTTGAAGCACTTTGTTCTTCATAAGTAACCGAAGGTTTAGATACTATTCGTTCCATTGATGAACTAACACCTTTTTTATTAGTTTCAACTTTTATCATTGATATAACGCCTAATTTATCTGTATTCAAATCATTTAAAGAACCTGCTAAATTACCAATACTTTTAGCTAACTCATTAACAGCGTTGGAAGTATTCATTAAACCTTCTTGAGCTTCAGATAATTCACCTAATTGTGTAATTAATGCGCTGTATTTTTCCATTTGTTTATCTGCATCTTTAACTTTACCAACATCTACTTTTTTCATTTCAGTAGTTAAAGCAGCCGAAAATCCAGTTATTGCTTTTGCTATATTAGTTGCAATAGTGGTCATATTAATAGTACCTGTTTGTGCTCCAGTAGCTGGATCTATAATAGGCAATTCATTTTTTTCTCCAAATTTAGCGTACAAAGTTAAAGTATCAGCAAATTTAGTAATAGGCTCTAATAAACCTGGTTTATCCCCAGCAAATATTTTTCCTATTAATCCTCGTTTTTTACCCATTAATGCTTCGGATAAATTAAGCATGCTTCTTTTATTTTCATTACTAAAAATAACACCTTCTGATTCTTTTACTAAGGTTTTTATAAAAGTACCAAAAGAAGTAGCTATATTTTTTGAAACTAAATCAATTTTAACAGTTTTTGGAATTTGTTTGAATTTAGCATTACCATCTTGATCAGTTCCATTTGGAACCATGTCAACATATCCAATTTTTCCTTCTGGACCAAATTGAGCAAATGTTTTTAATACATCAACAAATTGAATAACTGCGCTAAGTATACCTCTTTCGCCAGTTAAAGCTCTACCCATTTTCTTAAGAGCTTTGGCTTGTTTCATTGTTAAATTTTCTGTATTATCAATTAATGATTTTAAGAATGAGCCAATTGTTGCAGTAACGGTATTACCTACTCCCGCCACATTAACTGTTGGTCCAAACTTAGGTTCTCCTGTTTTTGAATCATAGCTTTCAATAACTTTCATATTATCTAAATCAGCAAAAGCTGTTAATGCTTTGGCAAACATTGATAATGCAACAGATATTCCCATTAACATGGCAATACCATCCATAATGATATAGGTATTTTTAATTCCATTTGCTAATCCCTTTAAACCATTAGTAGCTTTACCATCTTTATCACCAGATAATCCTACAGCCACACCTCTTATAAATCCAGTTAAAACTGACGATGTCATCATTGTAATCGTATCTTGAACATCTTTACTGTTTAAACCTTTAGCTGCAGCCATCATAGATTTAACAGAATGCGCTAAAACAACTAATGCACCACCTACTGCCATTGCAGTAGCCGCACCGGCAATTACAAATGGAGCAACTACTCCTAGTGTCATAAATAATAATGAAGATGAAACTAAAACTATACCCATCATACCTAAACCGGGGCC